GGAACGACATATTCCCCGCTGGACAGGTTGACCGGCTCAGTCCCGTCTATGAGGCCCGGAACATCATCCGCCCTACCATCACCGGGGCCCCTCAGGAAGCTACCGTCGCCACCCGATATAATATCCTCTACAAGGGCGGAAAGAGCCTCTTCCCCATACTTGGCTATAAATTCAGCCACGACTTTATCCGGGTTACGTATCTCCCCAGAGAGGGCAGAGACCGTCATGTCTATCAGGTCCGAACTAGGCTCACCGGAAGAATACTCCGGGCTGTCTCCAACGTGGCCACCATCGCTGAAGCCCCCAAACCACAGTACGGGATCTCCCGCACCTAGTGCGAACCCCTGTTCAAGCGGACCCGCGTTCAAGACCTCCCATATGTCACGCGGTGGGGTTCGGAGATTGTATATTTCCTCCACACCCTCCTCCGTTAAAAAGCGTGGCCTCGGGGGAACAAACGGGGCCCATTCGGAAGCGCCCGCCCCGGGGGGTAATCCAGATGGCCTGTGCGCGTCGTACCACGGGCCCAGCGGAGCATCAGATATAAGATAATTTGAAAGATCTCTACGCTGCATCGGCCCCATCGTCGGAATAGAACCGGAACCAAATGTTCCTGAAAAATCAGCAGCCCCCCAATTACTAAACGGGTCCGTTGACATCCCACCCCAATTTATGGACGGATCCTGCAAAAATCCCGAAAACGGTGCCAACTGGACGGAACCAGTCAGGGGGCCTGGGGTACCTACATATGAAAACTGTGTAGGAACGCCAGCCTCTTCGGAGACGGATACTCCGGGCCTTTGGGCAGCCGCCCTGGCAGCCTCCAATTCATCCTGTGTGATACCAAGCTCTTCCGCGCTAAGGCTAAGATCCCCAAGTTCGGAGGATGCAAAGCCAAGTGGGTCAGACTCCCGAGGCAACACCGGTTCAGAAATATCGCCACTCGAAATATCAAACTCGACAGGTGACAGGTACCCGCCCCTGCCCTCTGTCCACTCATACATCATTGAAAGGGTTGGATTACGGTAAATCTCCTGGAGGTAGGAGGCTTCCCCTCCGGGAGCAACGGGACCCTCACCAGTCTCCTGGGTCCAGCCAGTATGTGGGGCGTAGATATCTCCATAGGAAACGCCCCCCATGGTCGATCCAGGTTCGCCTATGATCCTATTTAGGTCAGACATCTCGTCTGGCGTCAATTCAGAAATTGGCTTTCCTGAAGCCGGGTGTGGTTCAGCACTGTAGCCTTCGCCACCAACACCAAACTGATTCAAGAGACCAAGCTCATCCGGGATATTCAAAGGATGATAGCTGGCGCTAAACCCAGTCGGAAATATCCCCTGTACATATATTTCGTCATAGGACTGACTAACAACATCTCCAGCTAGCTGGTTAAACGCTGCACCGTTCACCGTACCGCCGAAGCCAGCGGCGTCGAGCCAAGCCAACGGCGCAACTGGATCGGTTTCACCAAAACCTGAAAGTTGCTCCCCGAAGCGCTGCGCGGCCCACGGCACAGCCGTATCCAAACCAGAAGCCACCGGGTTCACCGTATAGTCACCGGGCGTACCCCATGGGTGCATTCCGTCCGCGCCGGGACCACCCGGCAGCCATGGATAATTACCACCGGCACGCTCACTCCAAACAACCGGCGCCCTGTTCGCCTTAGCGCCACCAAAGATCTGGGCCCACATACTCGTAGAGGTGGGAGCAAATGCCGTCCCTGGAATCTGGGACAGGGGATCACCCGCGTTAAAACCACCGGCAGAGAGTGGATCCGTCCTCAGGTCAGCAACGCTAGACTGCTCGCGCCACCCCTCTATCATCGAGTATAGATCCGAAGTGTCAGCCCCATAAACAGGATTAGCAAGGCTCACACCCTCGCCGGAAAGACCGGGAAACGGCGCAGTCACTCCACCCCTACCAGTGATATTCCTATTCCCGCCAGAAGCAAATGTGGTTGGATAGTTAAACCTACCAACTTCCATCTCTTCCGGAGAATACGCAACTCCCCCGGAAACAGGAGCAACTGTAGGCCTCGCCCAGGCTTCCGCACCAGTGATCTCTCCAGGAAGCTCGCCACGCTGGAGGGAGTCAGGATTATTCGCAGTATTCCAATGACTGTAAAATCCAAGACCCCCGAGACCACTTGTCTGGAGGACATTATCTGCATCGGTAACACCGTAACGACCCGCCCAAAGACTTGGATCATTACCGATAATGCTACGCCATGGGGCAGTTGCGGTCTGCTCGGGTGACCACAACCCCTCCGGGAAGGGGCCAAATAGCGATGTCGGATTTATATTCTCCCTGAGAATCCCCATAAGGGTATTACCTTCACCAAAACTCTGGCCCCCGGTCATGAAACCAGCAGTAAATGGTATGTCCGGGAAAGCAACGCCCTCGGGATTCATCGCATCCAACCACGCCTGTACCTCAGGGCTCCAACCCTGCCTCCCGCCCCCGGCAACAACATTTGGATCACCGTACCAAAATTCCGGAACAACTTCTCCCTCTACGAGAGGGATTGGAGTCCCCCCATACCCCCACGGAAATAACGTCCCGGGAGGAGTCGGCGGGGGAGGCTCCACGGGGGGAGGCTCGACAGGAGGAGGCTCCACAGGGGGGGGCTCAACCGGGGGAGGCTCAACGGGCGGGGGCTCAACGGGCGGGGGCTCCACGGGAGGGGGCTCCACGGGGGGCGGGGGCGGAGGCGGCGCGACGAAGGGCCTGTCACCCTGGAGCCAACTTTCCCAAGAAACCTCGGGGGCTGGAGCAAAGTATCTCCAAGACCCCCCGCCAGAACCCGGGAGGTTGCGCAGGTCTATCCAGGGATCATTAAGGGTATCTGGCATAGTCCAATTTGGCTGGCTAAGAAAGGCTGAACTCGTAGGGCCGATCCAATCGGGTGCCATCGGGCCGCCCATCATTCTTTCTATAGCCTCGTTCAGTACTGCAGTAGGCCTACCCCTATCATTAAAGTAGACACCACCACCACCTTGGCCCGTCAGGTTGTACATGGGGTCTCCCCAGTTTGGTTGGGGGAGTAATTGAGGCGGCGGATTGAAACCTGGAAGAGTGAAAACGGGATTCTGGTTAATTCGCTCCTGGTCTGCCATTGGGTCGTTCATGAAGCTAAGAGCGGCGTCCAACGGAACCCTTACGGAGGGACGATTGGCCAAATTCCAGTTTTGGGTATCGAAAGGGTCCTGGCTCGCCAACCAAAGAGCATCCTGCTCGGCAGCGTCCCACCCACCACCCCGACCCGTCAGATTATACATGGGATCTTCCCAGTTTGGTCGGGCACCAATTTCATTAAAGGACCACTGCTGGGTGATATCAGGTAGGTCTGGGCCTAGATCGCCACTGCCTGGGTTTCCGGGATTACCCATTATTCAAATCCTCACCCGTAATAACCATAGGCACTGAAGGGGGGGCTGAATCCACCGTAACCGCCCATCGTCGTTGCGAGGGGGTCATCCGGTCCATGCGGTAGCCAGCCACCAGCAATCTCCGGTCCCCAGACCGGATCTCTCAGAACCTGGAATTCATAGTCCGGGTCCCAGATATTATTCTTTCCTTTACCCCTCTGTGCCCATGCGGGGGCTTTCCCTGGCTCCTGCGTGGCCATATCCAGTCCATACCCAAGCATTATTGTTTCCATGGGATTATTCTTGGCCCACCCGCCTGCCTTCATCAGGCTATCTCCTAGCCAATTATTGTTATACCCAGTAGCGGGCTTATTCAGGGCCGCTCTTATCCCCTGATTCAAGGCATCTCCTGTCCCCGACTGAAAAGCATTCATTGCGGAGGCAGTATCCTTGGCACCGGAAACAACGCTGGGCAGCTTCTGCGTAATCGGGCTTGTAGCCGGTAGCTGACCACCAATGGAAGCCGGGGTTGTCGCAGCCTTAATCGAGGACAAGCCCCCCTTTACTGGCGCTAGGGATTGTGAGATCGGTGCAGTTGCTGCCTTTATTGCAGCCATACCGCCCTTCGCGGCAGCGGGAGAGCCAAGCCCCAGGGAAGATGGAGTTGTCGCCGCCTTTATCGCAGAGAGCCCGGAACCGGAACCGATGCCGCTCGCGGAAGCCGCCTTTGGCACAGCCGAGGCTACATTCGGAGCAATTTTCGGGAGCGCTTGCGTTATTGCGGATGGACCGGAAATTCCCCCGGTTGCAGTGAATCCGGGAGCTACCTGGGACGCAGCAGCCGAAGTGGGAGCAGCGATGGGGGCACCCGTTCCAAGCGAACCGGCAGCGCCCATTGAACCAAGTTTGGCCGTGACCCCGGCGGGGGCACCTAACGCGGCACCGGCACTACCCATGGCGCCAGCAAGGCCAGAAGTCCCTCCTAGTGTACCGAGCGTACCCGTGATAGCGGGGCTGAGGCCGCCGAGACCAACAGCCCCGAGGCCTGCGCTCGCAGCGCTGCCAATGCCGCCCACAACGGTCTGCAGCAATGTGGGAATCAACCAGAAGAATGCCTCAGGCATACCTGTATCCGGGTTAATCGTGATGCTACCCGGGGCCATACTGTTCAAGGCCTCCACTTCTGCGGGATGTACGTGCATCAGCATGGAGTCGCCACCCCGACCGAATGCAGCCAATCCCTCAGCTATACCTTTATGTTCGTACATCTACGTAACCTCTATTCCCATGAACGTGAAAGACAGCTTACTGGCAACACTGATCTTAACCTTAATTGAATCCCCGGCAGAGAGACCCATACCAAGGGAAAGGACATGACTCTTCCCATTGGCAAGCGATACTGACTTAAAGATCCATTCCTTATCATTATCACTCTCACCAGACTGCTTGAGTCTCATGTCGTATGTAACGGCCCCGCTGTGCTGGTTGCATATTATTACAGAGGAGATGATCGTATAGGTCTGAACGGATGCAGCCTTAGGAGAAACCTTCACCGTAAACGGAGAGGTTGTCGTAGACGCAACTGTCGTTTCCGCAGCAGAGGGAACCGTATATGCCGTATTCTCAGTCGTATTGGCCGGGAGGATCTGGGCTAAGATTTTATAATTATCCGCCACCTAACCCACCTCGACCTGACCAACCGGAACCGAGTGGAGCCTAATCTTGGAAACGTAACCTGTTACCATGGAGGAATTACCAGACTTAATCCTATCCACATCTGATGAAATATCCCTAAGGATACTCTCCAGTTCCCTTCTAAACAGGGACTCATCCCTAATATCATAGGATTCAACAGCAGACTGGAGCGGCTTGGGAAGCGCCATCAGCGCCTACCATCCGGTTTAGTATCAACCCTGCTATCGCCCAATCTCCAAGTAAAATCCTGGGAAGAGGAAGAGAATTTCATCGAAATGGACCTACCCCTAATCCTTACCGCAGAATTATTCCCAACGGGGGTGTAGGAACCAACCAAGGGGTCAACAACAATAGATGTCGAAGAAGATGTTGTAGTTGTTCCTCCAGGAAAATCCTTACCCGTCATAGTGAAGTCGATGGTCGCAGACTCATCCACCTTGGACTCCGGGAGCATTATGTCTGGTATAAACCTGGACACAAGGGAGAAACTGTCCCCATCCGACACATCAATATCCCCCGTCTCTACAGAGCAATTCTTTGTCACAAATACGGAGGACTCCGTGGTCGGAAGCTCATGGAGTGCCACCCCGCTCTTCATAACCGGCGGATTTGTAGTTCTGTCTAGCTCCTTGATAAATGTAGTGGATGGGTACTCCCTCACGGAAACATCCTCCCAGGATGTTCTGTTATAACCAGTCTCCGTGGCGGAGGAGGTGACCGCAGACATATCAAAACTTCCCATGGACCAGGAGTTCTCGGCGTAGTTGAAGCATACGTACTTATCAGCCTCCACCGAATTGGCGGAGGGGTACATCCAGTAGACCTCATCCATCAGCACATTGGAGCCAGCAAAACACTTATCAAGCTGACCCCTGTTAAGGTCATCGAAGACCGCCTTCCTGACCGGGCACGGGAGAACTGAAACCGACCCAGAATAGACATAGAAAGAATCATCACCCATGTAATAGACAACATTCGCTACGTTGATCGCGGAATCCCTCGAAATAAGATTCACATGACCACTGATAAGCGAGAACGAGAAAACGTCCGGTGGGCCAACGAACCTCATAGAGTAAAGGGCGGAATCTGTCCAAACGAGTATCTCCGATCTCGTCGGGAGAGAGCCAATGATAGAAGAACCCATCCTTAACATCTGACCACCGGCAGTATTCGTATCCGTGGGCGTCCAATCGAATGGATTATTCTGGTCCGACCAGCGAACGAGTACAGCGTTCTGGGTAGTCAACCCTATGTCATTGGCCCCAAAAGCAATGCAGTGACCATCCCTCTCAGACACAAGAAAGCTATCAACAATAGTCGGGGTGTCACTCGACCCAGTAAATGAGGATAGGACCTGGGCCCTGGTGTCATTGCTGGCCGCCTTCGGGGAATTGTTCTCAATATTCTCACTAACGTCGTAGTAATATATCGGCCCACCCCTAATAGAGATCATCAGGTCTTCATTGTAATTATCAATAGAGACAGTCCTCATCGCGTCAACTATTGCATTAAAGGCAGTTGAGGAATAACCCCAAGAGATATCCGGAGAATCCCAGGCACCGTTTCCCCATCCCCCATCGTGAGTTGTCTGATCCGGCTGACCCGCATCTATTTGTGTGTAAACCTTGACGCTGCTGGCAGCCCGACTGTGAATATCACTACTGTTCGCAACAACCCCATCGGGAAGGATGAATTTAATATTGTTAGCGTCAACAACGGTCGAAACCTGATGCTCCTGATTCAAAACAGCACCGGTTATATTCCCAAGTAGACCCGCAGCAGTAACATTGGCTATACTGAAAAATGTGAACAACTCCATGTTGTGTGGTGAAGCAAATGTTACCCTAACCTCGTTCAGTGCAATATCAGATTGCTCAGAGCCCCCAAGCCAATGACTAGCCAAGGATATATCGCTCACACCCGTAAAACTATTCTCTATCGGCGTTATATCTACAGCCTGGATTCCCGAGATAACATAAAACTTCCAGTTCGTACCCACGCAGCCCAGTCTGTTTCCGGAATAATCAGTCCATGAAAAGATATCCCTGCCTATTCCGTGCATATATGAATCTGAACCCTGATAAGTCCCCATCGTAAGAGTATCGGACCACCCCCCAATGGACTCCGCATACCCCCCACGAAACCTAACATTATTGGAGTCATACCAACTCCCCCCAGAGGCATACTGGGTAGAGTCTTTGTTCAGTCCCGGGGGCAATTTTATCCGCCTAATCACCGGACAAGCCACTCCTCTGTATTCTCAGAAACTTCCCTGAGGAATTTCCAAGAGGGGTTAGTTAGTTGACCCTTATTAATATGGATTCTCCCAACCAGACCGATAGGAGACCACTCAGGCCTATGACTACGCGGAACATACGTTAGGCTCTCGTCAAATTCTGGATTCATCACAGGACCCGGCTTACCGTTAATAGTGCGGTGGACAGTCCGACCATATTCATCCTTCATAAACTTCCGGTCCCAACCATTCCAAGCCGTATTCCCGATCATGCACGCTGTACCTGTTACCACGCCGAATACATCCCCGGGGATATCCCCCTCACTGGAAGGCCTGATCCTCCCCGAGGATGCAACAGCAACTGTAACTCCTACGCGATCATCTCCGTCCGGATTGCCGTCTTCCCACTCAAACATATCTGCGTAGTCAGCGGGATTACCATACGTACCCGTATCGTTATAAGTGGCACCCGTACCATCCACCTTGAACTTTGTTGCACCACTCGCGATTCCTTCAAATAGAAGGAAGGCAGCATTCGCTGCCCTGGATGTGTTCGCAACAATAGCGCTACCGGCGAAGGATCCACTCGTCGGGTTCACGATCATCACATCATTGGAGGCATGGGAAGAGTTTGAATTGAGCCTACCTACCTGCAGATCTTCAAGCGCATTACCTACAGTGTTCGCAGCGATGTCGCTATTGGCACCCTTCGCACCGAGGGACGAGTATATAATCGCAGTCAAACCATTCTTGAGGGTATATGCACTACCACCCGTCTTGAAGTCGATATCCCTACCGTTACTGAGGTTGTTTTTCGCTATGAATACCTTGTCCGAGTAAGACCCGGCAGTAGTATTTTTGATAACAACAGTTTGCTTCCCTCCAGTATCACTCCCAGCATCCCCGAAAACAACATAGGCGCAGCGGCCAGACCCAACGGGCGAAGTACCAGCCGTACCCGCCGCATCGTCGTTATTCGTCTTCCACGTAAGGGTGTCTGTCGCACCGTCGTATGAGGACGACCCACCCGGGGAAATGATATTGATTACGCAACTACCCCCGAGAGCATCCTCTAGCCTGTTAAAATTCTCGTTCGTACTTGTACCCCAAGTACCAGCTTCACCACCAGTATCAATCAGCTTGATAACATGACCAGAAGTATATGTTGTAGCCATCCCTATTCCTTATTACTGCGCCGGGACACGCTTGGTCCCGTCAGTGTAACCATCATCGTTTTGCCTTCCCTCACCCATACCCTTGATGAGGCCCACACTTCTCTCAAAAACCGACTGGTAGTGTTGAAGTAATCCAGGATCCCCCTTCATGAAGGTGTACGCTTCAAGTAATGCCCCGTAAAGGAGCGCATCCGGAGCGGTGACGCTCAGCCAAGTCTCATTGGTCGCAGTGCCGCCACTGGTAATCGAATCGGAGGATGTCTTACCATAGTAATCAACTGTCACGGGATAGATGGCACCCGGGATGGGCCCGAGGCGAATCGTTACTGTGGGCTCCTTGGATCCGGCAGACCCAGTACCCTGGGCTGAAGAGACCGCATAATACTTGGGAATACCCTCAGCGGCAGCGCTAGCTGTGCCCGGATACGCCTCAAGGAGAAAATCGTACCCCTTCCTTATTAGGTACCTGACCGGTCCCTTGTCTACAGCGGCAGCGCCCGAGACTGTCGCCTCGCCTACCCTTACCGAGAAAACGTCTATGGACCCACTAGCAACGGTGTACTCAGCCGTGCCATCGGCTGTCACCAGGGTGGAGTCGCTCTTCCAGAAGGCTGGCATCTGCACAACCAGGAAGATCCGATCCTCAGCGGCCTTGATAAAGTCATCAAGGTGAGCAACAAATGTTGTCTCAGAATTCTGGCAATAGTCTTGTATGGCTGTTTTTAAGTCATCGTAGGTCATTGAAATTTCCCGTAACTAAACGCATCCCCTTGTCTTCGTACCCGAAGTAGCCTTACCCACGCCGCGAGTCGCGAACTTCTTGCCCTCCTTGCCACCGCCCTTCACCAAGCCACCAACATTATACCTCTGACTGTTCTGCATCGGGATGCCAGTCTTTGCAGAATATTCCTGGGCGGCACGCAATCCCTCTGCATCGTAAGAAAATTCCTTATCTCCAACCTTAGGCATTTAATTCTCCTCCACACGTATAGAATCAACTCTAAACGTCTTGAAATTTGATGATGTGTTATACAGGTCGAACCGCAGCGAAGAAATGGTCCCTGACCAATTCGCAACACCGGAAAGGTCGAACTTGAGGGTCTCGTACATATCCCCCATAGACCTATCCCAATCAGGCTCTACAGCCTCCACATTCCCGAGGGTGAATGGATCCGCACTGATATTCGTTGTAATGCCCCAGTAGAATCTGCCAACCCATGTCCCCATAGATGAAGCGCTGCTGTCATCCAGCTTCAGGACAAGCCGAACCGTATCCAGATCCCTCTCATCAGCAGCCGCAGCATCCAAGTCGATACTTGCATACGCACCTGATCCATCGGATTTCTTAAAATACTCCAGTGATCCGATTCCGGAAACAGATTGGGTGGCTGTCAGGGTCTTATCGCTCTCATTCCATGTGAGAGTATTGGAAGCACCACTAGGCTTAACGTAACGCCAGTCCTCAGTACTCAAGCTGAAGTTCCAAACCGTAGACCCACCCCACCGGCTGGCCGTCTGGGCACTGTCGGGCCTGGGGTTCTTCAGGGCCTGCGGATCGTCTACAGGGTGCCTGCCCAGGGCATTCTGGGGATGGTCAGGATCCCAACATTCACTACAGGCCATGATCCCTGTCTTCTCTAGATCAACAACCTCATCTCTCAGATCATGGAGCGGATACCTAAAGCCACAGCGATCACAGAAACCAAAAGCCTTCTTTCCAGAAGCGTATGTCTGGCCCAAGGGTCAGTACCCCAAGATTCTCGGAACGAACCGTGCCGATGTCTTAACCCGATCTTCCTCAGCCGCAAGCCTGAACTCCTCCTCGTACTGCTGCTTCAGCATCGGTATCTTCTGCGTTGCCTCGGGCCTCTTGCAGGCAACGTGATAGGCGAGGCCGCAAACCAGTGCTGGGATAAACCTGTCGGGGATCTGCATGGTATTGGACGCATCGTCGCCAGTGTCGGAAATCCTCTTGACTCGCCAATAGATCAGCTTGTACTTGGAATTCTCATCCGGAACAGGCCATAAGGTTATATCACTGTACTGGTCGGTGCTAGACCCAATATTCAATATCTCCTTTCTCTGGAGATAATATTGGAGTGGTCTACCCTGACTCAACTTATTGGGAAGGGATGAATAAGTTGGCTGAGATATCCTACTCATGTGGTAGTCAGCCTGCTTATTTGTATCCCCATCATCTGTTCTTAGAACGATATCCAACAGGGCAGAGGTCGATGTGGCAAGCCTGTAAGAGGCATTGCCCTTATTCAGGAAGTTTGTCGTGAGCGCATCCCCATCACTTTCGTGTGCCACCGTCTGCTCATCAATCGTCCACAGGTTGAGGCCCCTGTTTTGCCACTCTATAGTGAGTAGGTTCAGGCTCCTGCGCGCAGTCCTGAGGTCGTAACCAGATCGCATTTCGAGACCGGCCCTCTCATAGGCCTCCTCTACGATCTCGCCAACGTCCGGATTGAATGTATAAGTTCCGCTGATAGCCAATTTGCACCTACCGGGTAATGTAGTTTAGTAAAAACCCTATTAAAGAAAAAAGGCCAACCCCGATAGAAGCTATCGTTGTTAGCCTTGTCTGTAATTTTGCGTGATCCAACTTCATCCTCTCCTGCTGGTCGGATAAAATCACCACGATTTGCCTCAGGTTCCTGTGATCATGCCGTACTTCTCGAAGCTCCTGCAGGGCAGCGCCAACCTCTCGTTCGGTGAACTCACCATCAGGGGTCATCTCTCTTGTATCGCCCTCAAGATCTCCTCCGATGACTGCCTCTGCTCCGCCCTTAATTCCTTGATCTCAACCTTTACCTCGTCAAGTATCCGGGCATTATTCTCCACATTAACCTTAACCCGCTCAGACCTAACTTCTAGATTGGAAACCCTGGATATGTGAGCAGCCTGGGGATGTGTTGGCTCGCTGGCATGTGTTGTAAAGAGCAACATGAGTCCACCAATACCACTAACGACTAGAGTAAACACAGTCCAGAAAGTGGTCTGGCCGACAGGTTCCATACTATGCGGCCTC